ACCCTGACCTACGCGCACTTTATATTGCCCGATACGCTTCGAAATACCACCAAAATTATACTTTGCGCTCATCAATTGCTCCGTAAAAACATAATATAAGGGATTCTGATAGAAATGTCAATCAGAAAAGTTGCGCTGCTAAAAGAAAAAACACAGGAAAAAAGACGATACCCGCAGCGGCGATAACGTCACAGATCATATCAAATCGACTCATTAGGCCACCAATTGGTAGGGTTTATTCCACTTGCCGATGTTCACATCTATGTACCAACCCACGTTGAAGTAGTCGGTTTGAATGTCAGACTTATCCCAGTTGCCGTTGTTCATTGCAGCAACCAACTGACCCAGCGCTTCCTTTGCTTTGCCAGAAAACTGGTCACGGAAGTGGTAAGTGTTCACCGAAAGCTCTTTAGTGGCAGGGGTGAACCCGTTGCGAGTGTACCAAGAATTAGCACCCACGGTTTCGTTATAGTTCTTAATGAAGTCGATCTTGCCTTCCGAGATATTCAAGACAAGCGTGGAATAATTGCGAACAGCAAGAGTCGCCTTGATTCCATACTTTTTGCAGATCGCCTTGATCTTGGGCGAGAGGGACTTTTTGAGGTCTTGGGACACATAGGCCATAACGATTACTCCCAAACAGAAGAAGAAAGAAGAATATGAATCTGAGCCTTCTGCTCTTTCGCAGGCAGATGCATCAGAAGCGAACAAACCAGCGACTGCAAGTAACCTGCCGTGAAGGCGTGCCCATCATACTTCTTGGAAGCAGCGTTAGCAAAGTTCTTGACAATCAGATCTACTTCAGACTTGCTCAACTTTCTTGCCATGTCAATCTCCGAATCACTCAACATAATCAATTATACAGGAATCAGCAGAAAGTGCAACCACTTTTTGCGGTGTTGTTATTCTGCAACAGAAGATCTGGCTTTTTTGGCTTTTTCTGCCTCTATCCACCCCTTCGCTGCTGGGTGCTCAGGCGCCTTAGCGACCACTTTTCCGTAGTGCTTGTGAAGGAAAGCAAGCTTGTCGTTTTGCGACTTTCTGATCTCTACGGGTGCTCCGTGGGAGATATCATGGGAATTATCGAATTCCTTGAAGTTGTTGCCAAATAGTTTTTTCAGATGGGGCTTTGCAGCGTTGACTTCGTTCCACTTTTCTTGGCGAATGTTCTCACGGACAGATCTGCCACCACGTGCTCCTCTAGCGATGTTTCTTGCACGTGACACAGGATTGTCTGCATGGACATATAGCATGTGGGTCTCATAACCATGCTTTTCTAGCTGGTCCTTCATCTTAGCGATCTTTTCATGGTCGCCGCCTGTACCGTTGATGATAAGTCCATTTCTGCCTGCTAGTGCTAGAGCTTCCCTCTTATGGGTAACTTGCTTCGCGCGCGCTCGCACGAAATCACGCTTCTCTGTTTCGGATTCAGGCATCTTCTTATCAAGACCATGCTTACCCATCAGATGCTCAAAAGCTACGTCTGAGTTAATTTCACGGAGCCCATGTCCGCCTAAGGTATGATGCATAACGGTATCTTTGCCTGAACCTGGGCCGCCTGCCATGAAAACAGCCTTGAAGATACCCTTATCTTCTACCCCTTCTAGAATGTAATCTGCGAAACTTAGCATGCCTGCCTCCCGAAAATATCATATATTTATGATTTTATCGAGTGCAATAATGGCTTCTGGAAAGCGATCCATGGAATTAACTTCTTCGTCAATCGCCTCAAGCATGACCATCTTCAGAAGAAGTGTGCATGTCCTAAAATCCTCATCGGACAATTCAGCTAGCCATTGATCCAGCTCCTCACGGGTAGGTATCTTCCACATATAGTCAAGCAACTTGATTTGCTTCTTATTAAGACCATCGATCTTCATCTTAGCCCTTTTTTAGTTTGTTGGCGACAGCGGTGCTGTGCTTGCAATATTTACGAAATCCAAATCCCGTACAAGTGCAAGTGACTTTACCTGAAGCATACGTGACAATATAATCCTTGCCCGTTGACTTGCTGGTAACCTTGAATTGGCGAGTTCCCGTAGCAACAGAGGCACCTGCTTTGCCTGACTGGTAGTCGATATTGACAACAGAGCTAATATTGACGATAGACTTAGGAAAGCTGGGATTGCCCGTAGCAATCGCAAACTCGCTGGGAAGCAACCACTTGTCGGGTTGCAAGACGGTACCGACAAGGACGAATTCCTTATAACCTGTGGGGTTATTGATATTAGGATCTCTGTGACGGGTTGTTACACGGACCTGGGAACCAACTTGCGGAATACTTTTCATAAAATCCTCGAAATATGCACAATTATTGCATACTTTTCAGACCTTGTCAAGCATTTCTAACCTATTGATTTATAAGAACTTTTCTTGAATGTGGGGTAGCCAGCGGTATGTTCTGCGAAGAAGCTCATTTCTGACATTGGGCCACCTTGCACGTTTGAATGCACGACTGTAGATCTTCCATGTAGGCAAGTCAATATAGTCGTTGATATGTTTCAAAACCTGCTTGGGATCGTCAAGCGGATAGTAGTATTTGATCTCCATGGCTAGGTCGTGTGCGTAGGCATCGATCTCCTCGACCATTGCTAGGTACTCTAGAGTCCTAGGTGAACTTTTTGAATTGCCAGGAGTGAAATAGTAGTGATGGGTGTAGAAATTATTTCCCCCACGGTTGGTGAATTGCAGCTTGTGTACTAGTTCATGCTGTAAGGTCTGGTTCAGCAGGAAGATGAATCGTTCTCTACGTGCTTGTGTAAAGTAGACGTAGCCCTTATCTGCATTAACACAGAGCTCGATGGTGATGGGTCTACGTAAAACATCGGGGGCAAACTCACCCCCGATCATAAACCAATGCTTTTTGTTGGAGAACTTTTTTAGAAACAGCTCTGCCTTAGCCCCATAGGGGGCAATCATCTTCTGTACTTCTTCTTTGATTGTCTGGGCACTTACACGACCCGCTGCCCACTTAGAATTTCTCTTAAACCTTCTCCAGATTTGATCTCCAATATACATGGCTCTCTCCTGGTTTATGTTTATTTATACCTTGATGCCTGAGAAATCTCTATTTGCCTTTCTTGTAATGGTGTCTACATCAATGTCTCTTGCTCCTGCGTCATGGATGTTCTTCTGTGCAGATTCTTCTAGATCATAAAGTTTCATCTTCGATCTATCGACTCCGATCAGAAACCTCTTATGTGCAGAGGGATCATTGTATCGATTCTTCAGCTGCTTAACCATAAGCTGACCCATCTTTTCAAGATCCTCTGTACTAATCAAGGCGAACATCAGATCAGCAGTTGCAGGCAATCCAAACGACTCAGATGTGTCGGTTAGTTCAACGTCTGTGTTTCCATATCCTCCTCGAGTTGTCTGAGTAGCAGACATGATGGGAATGTTATGTTCCACAGCAAGACCTCTAAGTTCCTCTGCAATCGACTTGATCATGGTGTAACTATTGATGTTGCTGCTGGGTTTGAACCTTGCACTTGCACAGATATTCAGATAGTCGATGAAGATGATATCAGGTTTGAAGTTTCGCTTCAAAGAAAGTTCATTTAGCAATGACTTGAAGTGTCCCACATGTGCAGACGCAGTAGGATACTCCTTGATGATTAGCTTGCCCGTTGTCTTATCTGTAATCTTCTTGACACGATTCTCAAAGGTTGACTTGGGTAGATCCTTTAGTTCATCGATTGCTGTATTCATCAGGTTAGCATCGATACGCTCTGCAATACGTTCTTCTGCCATCTCCATGGTGATGTATAGAACATTCTTGCCTTGATTCAGGCATGAAGCGGCAACGTGACACATAAACAAAGATTTGCCAACACCTGTACCTGCAAGACAGATATTCAATGTCTTTCTAGGCAATCCACCTTGTGTGATGAGATTGAAGTATTCTAGATCAAACGGAAGTCGATCTTCTACTTTGTTGTAGAATTCAAACCTTGCAAGTGCATCGTCAAGATAGTCATGCCCGATAGAAGTATCGAAACAGGTTCCCAATGCCTCTTGAAGCAATGCAGGAATGCCATCCTTTGCATGAACCTTATCACGCCCATCAAGAATACTGATTGACGTTACAATGGCATTATAGACAGCACGATCCTTGCAATACTTCTCTGTCTCATTGACTGCCCAGTCAAGGTTTACTTCTGCCTTTTCGAGATCATTGACCAAACCCATAACATCGCTGTATAGATCCTCTGGAATGCTCTTGTCATTATGAAAAGCAATCTCAAGCGCATCCTTCGAAGGTAGCGTGTTATACTTGTTGATGAAGTCGCCGATGTGTTTGAATACAATCTTGGTATTAGGATCACTAAAATATTCCTCTTTCAGAAATGGGAATACTTTTCTCATATACGTTTCATTATACATGAGATTACTTAGAATAGTTGTTTCAATTGTCATCTTTGTAGTTTGCAATAGCGTCCGAAATGATATCCGACATGATCAGTTGCATTGTATCATTAAATGCAGGTTTGTCAAGATCTTCCTTGACAATAGTTTCGGGCATGGAGATAGCATGAAAGTCAAGTTGAAGTGAAGAAGTTTCATCTACCAGATCGACCTTTTCGATCTGAATGACCAATCCAGCAAACTCACCTTGTAGAATCTCTACACCCCAACCTTCCTTTTCAAGTGCCCAGGGGCGATACATTTCTTTAAGCGTTGTCATATTCCACTCCAATATCATCTGCGCTCATGTCTGATACAATACTGCCTGAGGACATTTTGAACTTACTTTCTACGAAGTCATTGAATTCCTTCGATGTTAGAATGGGCATCCAGAATTCTTTATTGTAAGTGTCTGCCATGCGATACTTCTTTTCCTCACCCTGCTTTGCATACCAACCATTGCTGGGTTTTACGACAAAGCCACCTTCAAGCGCAATATCAAGCAATCCCGACCACTTACTGATGCCACCCTCAAAGGAAACTTCTACAGGAAGCTTTGACTTCTCGCGCACGTAACGCGACTTCTCTACGTTGATGATAAAGTTATAACCTGTCAAATCAGTTCCATCTTTCTCTTGCTGGCGACCGATAATGAAGATGTTGTCTGCAGAATAGTAGACACCTGTGCCTCCTGAAACGATATCCTTAGGATAGAGACCAATCTCCTTGTAGGTATGATTGACCACAACCATGGGAATATCCTTAATAGTCAGATGGGGAGTGACCATTCTAAAGAGCGACTTCATCTGTTTGGCACGACTCATATCTGCAACTGACTTGCCCTCAATGGCATCCTCAACTTCTTTCTTCGATGCTAGGTTCCCGACAGAATCAACAATGATGATAATATGATCGCCGCGATTAATATTGCTAAGTTGAGCCATAGAGTCATGCTTAAGCTGCTCAATGTCGGTGATGGGTGTGTGGATGACTCGATTAGTGTCAATGCCAAATGAATCGAAGTAAGATTGAGGGCTACCAAACTCAGAGTCATAAAAAAGAACAACGCTGTCATCGTATTTCTCCAGATATGCCTTTGCAAGCATCAGAGCAAAAGCTGTCTTAAAGTGTTTTGAGGGACCTGCAAAGACAGTCAGGCCTGGCGTGAGGCCTCCCGTCAAGGATCCCGATAAGGCAACGTTAAGAATGGGAACGGGCGTCTGAATCATATCCTTCTTGTTGAAGAATTTTGACTCAGATAACGTTGCCGTTTCCTTAATCGTTGAGTTCTTTTTGATTTTATCTAGAAGTGACATATGTATCCTTATTCAATAACGATCCAGGGTTTTCTTGTTTCAACGGGACAAATCTTACCATCATACACCAAGCGTTCTGTTTTTCTGATGTAGTGATGGAAGTAAAAATCGACACCCTCTGTAGGTATAGTTTCAATCAAGCATCTAAACGATGATTCCATTAGATGAATTTGCTTAGCGTTCTGCAGGATCATGGGATAGAAGAAGATGGGTTCGCTGGGATCATTGGTGATGATCTTAATGTCCTTGCCCACAAGCTCTTTAACCAAATCCATTCTCATGTGATGACCTCGAGTGGCATCATCCTGCATGAAAATATATTCTTCATGGTTGGGATTTAGTTTGTCAAATACTCTAGCTTCTTCTTTCATTGCACGGGCAAACTCACATTCCGTAAACCTATACTTCCAATCGACCATGCAATACTCATAGTAGTTTCTATGTCCCCATTGAAAAGTATCTGCAAGATTTCGCCAAGAGACCTGATAGTATTCTGCATTGGGATTGACCACATCATGCATGGGCCTATCGGGCGTAATGTTATGACCTAGCAGATAGACATACTTACTATTAAGGTGAGGAATGAGCGGCCTTGATTCTTCATATTCCCTACCGCTCGTGATGGGAACAATTTTAATGCGTGGATCATCTCGATACATGAATGCAACAGACGGTGCATAATGTGACCAGCAAAAGACATAGATTTCATCAACTTTCTTTTGAATGAGCAGACGCCTAACTAATGCATTGTATGAGATATGGTCACCCATACCTTGCATTGTAAAAACAGTAGCAGTATTTTTCATGTAAACAAATCCTCTAATGATGCTTGTGGTTTAGCACTCCACCCCATGCTGCCAATGATTGAGGTCAAGGGCTCGATGAATGACTTCTCGAACATTGTAGTGTAGTCAACGTACTTTGTCAATCCCAACTCCTTGGGAAGTTCGCCAATGAAGGCAATGCAATTCTCGCTGATGGGATTGGGTTCAAGCAGATACAGAAACTTAATCTTCTCACCTTCCTGAATGATCTCATACTTCTTGTCGAGATTCTTTTTCTTGATGTGAAAGTTATACAACAAAGATCCTCTCACATGCATGGGTGTCGCACCTCGATAGATGTTGGTTGCATCAGAATACTTTTGCAGACCCTTGACACCTCGAGGGAAGGCAATCTCATGGGGCTGTAACTTCTTAAAGTCATTTTCAAGTGTCTCGATATAGCTTTGCAAGGCACCTTGTGTAGAGGTCAATGCAAGACGAACTGCCTCCCGTAGAGCCTCCCTGACAGGTTCTGGTGTCGATGACTTGACGATTTCCAATCCCATGACCTTTAGCTTGGGATCTTTGTAGCGCACACCCTCATTGTCATAGACGTTAAGTGCATAACGCTTCTTTGCAACCCAGATACCCCTATCACTAATTGCCTCACGCTTGAAGTAGATCTTCTTGTCAAAGGCATTGGTGTACGCAGCCATCTCATCACAGGCCTTATTGATAACACCCACGATCTTATCTTCACAAATCTTATCAAGCAGTTCGATGATTTTATCTTTGCTCTGGTTTGCGTAGAACTTCTTTACAAGAGGATCAAGAGTAATATAACAACTATCAGTGTCGCTATAGAAAGCATAATCGAAGTTCTCTGTTCCACAAACTTTGTTAAGATAAACGTTAAGTGCCTTACCTACCCTTTGAATTATATATTGACCCGTAATCGTAATGCCCTCTGCAATACGGTCATCATAGAATCGAAAGTATTCGTTACCCCATGCACCAAACAATGAATTCAGCTGAATCTTTCTAGCCATCTGAAAGTTGTTATACTTTGAGATTTCCTTCTGATACTTCTTGTCCTTCGTTTGCTCATACTCCTTCTGTGCAGCAATCATCAACTTCTTATAACGCTGACGGTCATCGAACAACTTCTGTACGATCTCGGGAAACAGACCCTGTTTGTCATTTCTGTAGAAGTATCCATTTGCTGCCATGCATTCGCCATCGACCTCAAAGGCATGCTCGACCATGCCCTCGATAGTTGTGTCCATTGTCTTGCCAGGAATCATTGTCTCGGGAGACATGTTGTACTGCATGATGATAGACGGATACAGAGAAGTTGCATCGAAGGATACTACCCAGTCATACTTTCCAGGCACGGGTTCCTTCACAAAGGCGCCGATGATTTGTCTACCTCTCCTTGACTCATCTCGCTGATGGACAATGATGTTCTTATCCCACAGATGATTGTAAAGAATACAATCCCACGTTCGAACCGCAGAGAACACATCATTGAAGTTACACTTGGCATCATATGCCATGGTGATGATGAGTTCAATGAGTCGCATCTTATCTTCAAGCTGGTCGACCAGTTCAACATCAACAACGTTATAATCTACAAAGCGTTGCCAGTCATTGCGATAGAACTCACGGAAACTATCATAGTCATGTGTCAGCTTCTGCTTACCCAGCTCAACCTTGGCGATATAGTCAAGCTTATACGATTCCTGTGCACTATACGTGAACTTCTTGTAGAGATCAAGATAGTCAAGAATTGACACACCCAGAATGTCAAAGGCAACAACCTCCTTGCCTGCACGCTCAAACGACTTATCATTGACAACGTTCCATGGCGATAGGCGCCGTGAACTTTCAGCGCCCAGCACACGGTCGATTCTTCTTACCAGGTAGGGAATGTCAAAGGTCTCACAGTTCCAACCTGTGAAGATGTGAGGAAGTTCCTGCTGAATGAATGTGATGAACTTTTGTAGTAGCTCATACTCATTCTTACATTGCACGTAGGTGTGGTTTTGCTTTGTAACCTTATAGTCATTACATCCAAAGGTTACAATCTCCTTGCTCGATGCATCCTGTATGGTGATGAGCAGAACAGATTCTACGGGATCATTGATGTTGGGGAATCCATACTCCGAAGATGTCTCGATATCGATTGAGAAGATCTTGATGTGGGAAATGTCAAACTGAATTTCACCAGGATAGTTTTCCGTGATGTATTGATAGGCAAAGTTCTTGTTGCCATAGACATGGAAGTTGTCAACCTCACTATACTGCTTGATGAAGTCCTTTGCTTCGTTGATATCGCCAAACTGAATCGAGTCGAGGTTCTCATCGAAGATCGACTTGTAGTTGGTCTTCTTCTTTGATCTAATAAAGAGAGTAGGTTTGAAAGCACTCTTGTGCTGTACTGGATATCCGTTGTCAATACTTCTTACTAGCACTCTGTTACCATACTGAATCACACTAGTATAGAATTTAGACATAACACTCCTTTAGATGGTGGGCGCGGTTGGTTTCGAACCAACGACCAAGAAATTATGAGTTTCCTGCTCTTCCTCTGAGCTACACGCCCGTATTGGTGCCAGTGACCGGACTCGAACCGGTACGCATTTGTGGCGGCGGATTTTAAGTCCGCTGGGTCTACCGATTCCCCCACACTGGCGTTCATTACTTAATACGCTTGAGCGTAAACTTTTCAAGGACCTTCTTTGCTTCGGTCAAATCCTTAACCTCATCATTATATACAACCTTGATGGGTGTGACAAGCACATCCATGTTAAACTTTATGAAGTGTTGAACTTTCTTCTCTGTCATATGACTCTCATAATTACTCATATTTTGGTTCCTTAATTGCTGGTTTTCTTTGCAGGAATTGCGAGAGTCTAAATTGCCAATTGGAATAACAATGCCTTATGCCAACAACGATTCTCAGATATGGCAGAATAGCACCAACATAGATTTCATTCGGTGACAGACCTGCATCTACTCCAAACGAAAAGTGTTCCATCGACCAAACAGTAAAGATTAGCCAATGAACACTCCAGTTGCTTGCGTTCCATTCGTCACCCTCTCGGTAATGCCACCGAGGCACCAATGGGCATAGATCATTACACCATACTTTATGAAGTGGATAATGTTCCCACCATTCTTTTTCTCTAAAAGGTTTTTGTTCTTCGCTCATTCACTTTCATCCATTCTGCTGTTATGGGATCCATTTCAGGATTATGATCCAACCATTCTTGGCAAATTTTCATAAAATCATCGCGCTGCCATAGAACCTTCTCATGGGACAGTTCTTTATAGTCATTGGCTATGTATTCGATGATCTGTCTTGCAGTAAGCGATTTAGTGTATTCGCTCATTTTCTCTCATCCATTAGGTTGTCCTAGGGTCCATTCCACCGTCACTAACAATATCAGTATAACACACATTATCTTTATTCTTCAACCATTTGACGGCTTCTTCCCAACCTTCTTGAAAAGTTTGCCAATGATCTTCTAATACATCACTGACATATTCTCCGTTTTGTTTACGCCGCAATCCGTGGGCACTGCCAACCGATTGGGACATGCTGGAATAAGTTACTTCTTCGAACGCTTTACGAATCGGATCAGTCATCATTCAGCTCCATCTGCCGATTTGGTTTCACCGTTAGGTCCACTAATATCATACCGTCCGCCACATTTGCCGCCCGAACTCTTACCAATGTGATAAGCTTCATCATAGCGGTCGCAACATTCACAAAGATTCTCAGCAACGTAGTAATTAGTTCCCATAATCATTCCCAATCATATCAAGTATTTTACTCTTTCGTTTCCCACACATCCAATAGAATCACTACACCTAGCATAAACTGAAATGCACCCATGATATTGTTATCATCGATAACATAAAGAATGCCATTTACAAAGCACGAAACGCCGACAGCATAACCAATCGGCGTTCTGTTACGCTTCAACCAAGCAATGCATCTATTCATCTTCAGCATCCTGTAAAACTTTTGTATAGTGTACCATGAGGTTGTCTGCTACTACACCAGACACTTCATTATGACTGCTTTGCCTAAGAATGTCAATGGTATTTTGAGAAATAGTCCTAGCACCACGAATAAATGCCGCTTCTAGCCATTGCATCATTCGCTGTTGATTCATCTGACCTGAGGAGTATTCTTCAAAGAACCTTTCAGACCGCAGGGAAAAGTTTTCCTGCTCATTGAAGTATTCTTGGAATTCTTGTTTCAAATTAATGTTCCAGCTCATTGTTCAACTCCGAAATGTTGGTTAATCTTGTCAACATAGGTGCTTGCAGGTTCACGATGGTCTACTGCATCAGCAACAATATTAACACATTCCCGAACAATCAACTCGGCGAACTTTTCAGCAAATGCCTTGAGTTCGGCATTGTATGATATCTTGCGATTGAGTTCTTCCTCGGCCATAAACTTCGCCTGACCGGTCAGGTCATAAATTTGTTGGTTCATTCTTCAACCCCGAAATTTTTTAACAACATCGTGTTCAACGCCGAAGTGTATAAGAATATCTGAATGGGAACCCCACTGACCAATGGCTCTTTTCAGATCACCTTCAAATGCTACTTGGGCACATTCTTTCACAATCAACTCGGCGAACTTTTCCGCGTTCAACTCCCTAGGACCAAACTCACCTTCCAAGGCATATGGATCCTTGAGTTCCATAGCCTGTTCCATCAGTTCTTGAATTCGTTTGTTCATTTTCCTTGTCCTTTTTCTACAATCTTCATGATATGTTCGACCCATTCCGGATTACGATCAATGATTTCGTCAATTACCGTATCCAGTTCGGCAAGGCTACGCTTATCGGGTGTAGGATTACGCAGGCAATCCATCATCTCATCCAATGTCAAGTTTTTATCTTTACCCGACTTAATCATTGTTCAATCCCAAAGTGTTCTTGTATCTTTGATTTTAACAGATGCACAGAATCTTCGCAACACCCCTGTTCAAGATAGTGTAGACTCAATATTTCATCGCCGAATCGATTGAATACATCCTTCAAAATCAACTCGGCGAACTTTTCCAGCCGATTAGTTTCATCATCATTCCAATGTTTGTGCCAGTCTAAATCAGCGTCTTTAGAAAGGTCTCTAATTCGTTCGTTCATATTAGCTCCAAGTGCGGTGTCGTTCCGCAATCCATTCATCACCATCATAATCCATGATGAACCAGTTAACTTCATCGGGCACTTCGACAATCTTCAATTCAGCATGGGGGCCCGCAGCATCTTCTCCCCATTCTTCTACAATACGAACCAGGACAGGATGATCCCGCGGAATCTCAAAGGCATAAAATCCTTCCTTGCCCCCAGTTTCCTTACGGTATAACTCCAGGGCTTTTTCGCTCAAATCGAAACCGCCGTAACAAGTATTAATGACAATCTTCATTGCTCAACTCCGAAATGTTTCAGAACATAATTGCCAACAGCATCATGCTGGAATTGATTTATCGAAGCAACATCGGCACATTCCCGAACAATCAACTCGGCAAACTTTACAGGATCCAGATTACCAGAAACAAAATTTTCACTTTCCTGGATTACAAGGGCTTGATCATAAAGTTTTGCGAGAAGTTCATTCATCATTGGAACTCCAATAGGTCTGCAACTTCATTGCTATAGAGGTAACTTAATGCTTTCCACACCGAATCGTTCACACTATTGTATTCTCGGAACCCAGTATAGATATTTTTGAACCATAAGGCATCACCGCGAGCCTCAGCATATTTCTCAGCACGAATAAGAAGATCCACATTACCTCCCGTATACCCAGCTTGAGGTTTCATTGTTAGTAACAGGGCAGACAAAGTAAAGAACATCCCGCCCCTGAATATCTTCTTCAACATTAGTGACTTCTACTTCGCCTGGCAAGTGCTCATCAGAACACTCCGGGCACTTTACATGCATTTTCATTTTCAAAGGACCTTAACGCGAATCAGCGTGGTTTGCTTGGTTTCTTTGTAGATATCGTTCGCCTTGACAGTACCCTTAACCTTGATAACCGAGCCCACCTCGAGGTCCAGGTCCTTCCAGACATTTACAACATCACCCTTCTCAGTTTCAAACACCGAGATGAACATCTCACCGAATCGACTGAGGCCCAGGTAACGTGTCCGCACCAGCTTCAAATCAACTTCGACTTTCTCGCCAGGAACACCCAGCCATTCGCTGACTTTTACGGGCTTGTCAGCAACAGCCTCGACGGGGGGAAATTCCCACGGGCAAACCGCATCGGCAGCGCGAACCCAGACCTGCTTGGTCTTCTTGGGATCGGGACCCCAACCATCACGGAGATTGCCGTTACCCGTAACTTTGTACTGGGCAACTACACCCATCTTGTCAAGGACAAAGACAAACATCATGGGAATAACCGAGCGACTGCCATAGTCTGCCCAGCGAGTGTAGGCAGTAACCGAGACGATAATTTGGTCGTCAGCAGACGGGACACCCATAAAGAGCGCAGCATTCTGGCGAGCCAGTTCCATACCGTCAATCGCAGCTTCAGAATAGGCCTTGAACATATACTGGGCCTGCTTGACCGACTTGAAGAAGCCAGAGTTCTTGTTGGCAAGACCCTTGAGAGACATGAAAGTCTCTTGGTCAGTAGAAGAAGCAAAGCTGAAGGTCATATTACTTCCCCAGAAAGTAGGCCCAGGCCTGTTGTTCGGTCATTTCACCCGTGCCCATAAGTTGGCTAGCACGGATAGCACGCTGTTCAATCGATTCAGCGTAACGCTTCTCGCGCACAGAACGCGACTTGAACTTGTCAAGACGGGCTCTGCAGATGATGAGTTCAAGTTTGCTCGAGACAGATTTCATATTCACCTCAACGTCACAACAGAATCAATTATACAGGAATCAGCAGAAAGTGCAACCGGTGTTGCACAAAAACAACGATTACTGCATAACTACCGCTACGTAGAGGTGAAGAATCGCCCAAATCGCCATGAAACCCAGAAAATCTTGCATCTTCTACTCCTGATCACTCAACAGAATCAATTATACAGGAATCAGCAGAAAGTGCAAGAAGTTTTTGGGTTGTTGCGTGGCTACAACACTCTGGAATGCTTTGGCAGCCCCGCTCTCAGGTAGTCCATCTGATCTGCCAGAATGTTGCGATTTTGCAACAGTAGATGCTCGTGCAGATTGGGGGTATAGGGGGTAAAAAGCAGCTGCATGTTTGCCTGCTCAGGTGTTCTGTTGTCCTTGTGGGTATTGCAGGGAATACAAGCAGTGACAACATTCATCCAGCGATTCTCACCGCCCTGTGCTCGAGGAATGATGTGATCTCGAGACAGATCCTTCACCTTAAAGACCTTACCGCAATATGCACAGGTATGGCGATCTCTGCCGAAAAGTGTTCGATTGCTGAGAGAGATTCTTCCTTTGCGTTCTATGTTATATGCAGAGGTATCGATGGCAATGATGGGATGTGTCTCAATGACAGATTGCACACCCGAGCGCTGAAACCCACCACGAAATTTCATAATGGGTGAGCCTAATGTCCAGCTAACTAAATCCTTTGCGTAATAGGTTACTGCTTGTTCAAGGGTAACCCATTCACGTGGCATGCCTCCGATATCAAGCATTAGAACTTGCATGAAAAACTCCAACAAATAATCATATATATTGGCCTCGGTGTACGGACTCGAACCGCAACCTGTAGTTTTGGAGACTATTGTGCTGCCATTAACACCACACCGAGTAATTGGCCTGCCCAGAGGGAATCGAACCCCCGCTAAACGCTAAAATTTTTACATTCTTCTAAACTACGAAGAATTCTTAAATTTGGTAAGACCTCTAATACTTTATTGATTTTTTCTGTAGATATTTTATACACCTGATCATTTTTGGGATCAAGGTATATGTCATAATCTACTAAGTAGAAATCAGGAAAATAGTTATGTGACTTTCCGCTAGTATCTACCCACTTTACACTATTTGGTCTTATCCATTGTATATTTAATTCATCTAAGCGAATTGCAAGAGCTTCTTCCCAAGATGAATCTAACAACACCACAGTTCCATCCTTTTGGGTATACTTACGTGTAGATCGTAACATTCTTCTATGAGTCGAAACTAACGCTTTTTGCCTAAGAACTTCTTTAGTTTCTTCGGAGTGCTTTCTGCCTTTACTAGACTCACTTATCTTTCCACGAGTTTCATCCGAGCACACTGAACCATAACTGTATTGGTTACGAAAATTAGTTTTAGCAGCCCTTGCCTTAACCAAATCTTTGTTGTAAGAACTTCTTTTTGGATTTTTATCACACCATTTAGAATGATTCGCCTTTTGCGAGTTTGAAAAATTCTCAAACTCAAGTAAACAATGTTTACATTTGAACATAAGTTTCCTTTAGATAGTTGGTGCGTCTGCCAAGATTCGAACTTGGAATGAGGGTTTAGAAGACCCTAGTGATATCCCTTTCACCACAGACACATGTATCTATTTATACAAAATGAAAACTGTTGTTCTATCCGCTGAACTATGGGCAGAAAACTTAAACTTTTTCTTGCAGTTGGTAAAATTCACGTCCGGGAAACATGGAGATTAGATTTTTCTTCGCCTCATCTTCTGTCTTGCCCTGTGCAAGAAATACGGGTGTTTCTTGATACGTATAGATTAGCCAAGTGTATGAGCCTGATTGATAAACTTTCTCAATTGTAATAATATTGCTCATAAATTCTTCAGCAATTTCTTCAAACCTTTCTTCTTCTAGTCTCTTACGTCCCAAGTGAAGTTTCCAGAGGGCATAGAGAAAAAAGGTTGCGATAATAGTTTCAATCATAGCTACTCCTAATATGGTGGGACGTAATGGTTTCGAACCAATGACCCCCTGCGTGTAAGGCAGATGCTCTACCGCTGAGCTAACGTCCCATGCTGTATATATTACATCTGTTAAGATTTTGTGTCAACCACCAAATAAACTTTTCTTCTTATAAATATTAGTACAATTTAGGAGGAACCATGACAAAAAAGATAGCATTTCTGCTTCTTTTTGTTATGTCATCGTTAGCAGTAGCACAAACTGATGTGATTATTACCGATTCAAGAAGCAACAGTACCACAACTTCTACCAGCACAAGCGTCAACGAAACCACAGTTAAATCGCCACCCGCATCGGCGATATCACCCTCATTCAATATACTCAACAATGACCTCTGTACAGTCGGTGTGAGTGGTGCAGTTCAGACTCAAATTTTAGGTATCTCAGGCGGATCAGCCGTAAGAGATATGAATTGTGAGCGCCTAAAACTTTCTAAGACACTTTATGACATGGGCATGAAAGTTGCTGCTGTTGCTACTCTCTGCCAAGATGATAGAGTTTATGCTGCCATGATGAATGCAGGAACTCCTTGCCCCGTTGACGGTAAGATAGGTCAAGAGGCAAGAGACATTTGGGAAGCAAATCCAGATCGTAAACCTACTGTATCGGAAACGCAAAATGACAGCTTATGGAAGAAAATTTCTATTGGGCTTGGTTTCATTCTTCTGCTTCTCGCTCTGTAACGCACAAACACAGACTACGCCCAACCTAGTTGCACCCACTGCATGGCAAGGATGCCTGACACAGTATAATGGGTTCATTTGGGGAGGGACAGTAGGAGGACCATGCCCCGTTCAGAGAAGCGGTGATGGTGCTATATTGTTCAGCTATGGGCAATCTACTCTGTCACAAACTATTGCTGTTAATAAGGCATTGTCGGGTTCAGGGGTTCAGGTGCAAGGATATGATTACTCCTGGACACTTAAAAATGCCAATGCGGGATCAGGGCAGAATCCTTCCTTTGATCCTCTAACTATTGATGTTACTTTAACTGATAGTACTGGCAAGCAGGTAGAATATAAGCGTTTCGATTATTCATATCGTATTAACGACTGGTCGACATTTAGCGGGAAAGAAACCTATAAGAATCCCTATGCATTATCAGGTTTAGGTAATCTGGGAATTAGTATCACAAGTAAGGATGCAGGGTACTGGGCAGGTTATTACGGTCCCGAGATTAATAATGTCAGCCTTAGATTGAACTATGGTATTGATCCTTGTGTCGGCAATCCCTTGTATTCTACAAGTTGCCCGGGATATCAGCAAGCATATCTTGAACAGCAATGTTCTATAAATCCTCTTTATAGTACATCATGTCCAGGATATCAGCAAGCGTATCTGACGCAGCAATGCACAATGAATGCATTGTTCAATCCATCTTGCCCAGGATATCAGCAAGCGTATTTAGAGCAACAATGCACAGTTAATCCTCTGTATAATCAATCATGCCCAGGTTATGCACAGGCATACTTGTCACAACAATGCTCTTTGAATACACTTTATAGCCCGCAATGCCCAGGATATGCAAAAGCTTTATTTGACAAGACTTGTGCTGATAATCCCCTATCAAATACTAGTTGCCCATTATATCAAGCAGCATTTTTGGATCAGCAGTGTAAAATAAACTCTCTTTATAGTTCAGCTTGTCCTTTGTATCAGCAAGCTTTTTTGAGTCAGCAATGCTCGATAAGTTCTTTGTATAGCCCATCGTGCCCTGGTTATGCAGAGGCTTATAAAGCAAAGTTAGCAGCAGATGCTTGTGCAGCTAATCCGCAGTCAAGTCCCACATGTAAGGGGTATGTTACACAAGTGACTAATGTAGTTAAAGCAGAAGTGCCTGTTGCATCTTTACCAACAACGATAGCACCTACTGCACAGGATGCTGTTTCGCAGCTTACAAAGGTTCAGCCATCATCTGATCCTATTGTAAATCAGGTTCTTGATAAGCCTACACAAAAGGTAGAAGAAGCACCCCAGCAATCAGCATCACAACAGAAAGAGCCACGAACAGCCCCACAAGCGCAGCAACGCTCATCGTCATCACAACAACAATCCAGATCAGCAAGAGAAGTTGCATTACAGGTTGCCAACCAACGCCGATTAGAAGCAGAAGCGCAGCAAAAACAAGAAGCAGTCGCAGCATTGGGTGTCAATCCTAACTTTTCTGCATATGAGGCGGTGAGGTTACCCGATGTTCCTTTTTACAGGTCAGAAGATATTTATAGACGCGCAACAATAGCAGACAATGCCAGCGCATTAAGACAACTCAATCAACGATCAGATCGCATCCATAAGGAGATGGTAGATGAGCAGTACAGAAGATAAAGACCTAAACAAACAGGTAGAAAAACTTGAAGGTGCAATGAAGCAGTATGCTAGTAAAGATACTGTCATTAGTATTGGTGGTTATAGCTTCACTCCCGCAAAACTAATGATTGCAGCAGGTATCGTATCTTCGACATTGGGTGGATTGTATGGAGTATTCGAAGCATATAAAGATTACATGGGAATGAAGAAGAAGATCGAGCAATATGTCAGTCCCGACTTAACAGCCATTGAACAAAAGCTTGCTGTTCTAGAAGAAGGTTCAGGCAGAATGGTCGAGTTTACACGGGACATAAACAACAATCTCAAAGCAGATATTCGTAGAATTGAAAAGGTTCTAGAAGATGTTGAGAGGGCTGCAAAGGTAAGTCAACGGGAAGTGGAAAGAGAAGTAAAGGATATTCGTAGAACAGTTGACCAAGAAATCAAAGAGATTCGTAGAAGTACAGATGCAATTGTCCGTGAGACGGTTCGCAATGTGGATAGTAGCATTCAAGGGGTCAATGCAACAGTCAATCGTATCGAGCGCGAAACAGCTGCTGAACTTAGAACAATCAGACGCGAGGTAGATGAGAAAATCAAGAAAGCTCTTGATAATCCGCTATCAAATTAATGGATCCATTCACACTCCTTGCCGCCGTTACAACAGCTTTCAATGGTGTAAAGAAAGTTGTTGAGGTCGGCAAGGAAGTTGAGGGTGTATATCGTCAATTATCAAAGTGGGCAGATGCAGCAGGACAGCTTCAAGATTACATCAATGCAAATTCAGAGAAGAAGCCAGGACTATTTGAAAAGATAGGCTTTGATAAGAGTGATACTGCAGAAGCATTTGACGTATTCACCGCACAGCAAAGATTGAAGGAAATGGAAGCAGAAATATATCATATGTTTACGTGGGGTGAACTAAATCATCTAGGTCTTGAAGGTCATAGAGAATTCGTCAGACTTCGCCGTGAAGTCAGAGAGAAACGTGAGAAGATGGTTCGAGATCAAGCTGCAAGGCGCAAACGATTCATCGAGAATCTATTCTGGGGCACTATGCTTACAATAGTTATAGCAGGCGCAATAAAGTTATCTGTTGCACTATATGAAATGGGCAAAGAAGCAGGAAAGTGGTAATTTATAAATACATAAAAAGGATCAGCGATGTGGATTTTACAATGGTTACCTAACTGGATATTTTATGGCATACTGCTCATAGGATTGATAGGATTTCTTGTAACCTATCTTCTAAAGTTTATTCCGATTCCTGCCCTATACATGTATAGGACACCTATACAGATAGTATCGCTTATCATGGTTGTCGTAGGTGTTTACATGGCAGGATCAATAGCAAATGAAGAAGCATGGCTTGCTAAGGTAAAAGAGGTTGAAGCAAAGTTAGCAGAAGCAGAGTCTAGAGGTGCCCAGGAGACAGTTAGAATAGTTGAAAAGATTGTAGTACAAGAGCGTGTAGTAAGAGAGCGAGGTCAGAAGGTTATACAGTATGTAGATCGTGAGATTGTTAAGTATGATAATAAGTGTGAGATACCACCACCCTTCATTGAAGCACATAATCAAGCAGCAGGAAGCGTAAAATGAAACTTATCATACTAGCAATATCAGCTATTCTTGTGGGATGTTCTACACCCGTTCCCATTACACCTAAGTTTCCACAAGCACCCGATGCATTAATGCAACCTTGTCCCGATCTAAAGAAGTTAGAGAAGGATGCCAAACTAAGTGACGTTGCAAGAACTGTTGTAGAAAACTATACACTTTACCACGAATGTTCAGTGAAAAGTTTATCCTGGATAGAGTGGTACAAGGCACACAAAAAAGTATTTGAGGATGTTAAATGATTACACAAGAACAACTAAAACAACTTCTTCCCAAGAATCCCTATGTGTCATATTGGCACAAGGCGCTTGAACAATTGTTTCCCGATTATGAGATCAATACACCCCAACGCATGGCTGCTTTCATAGCACAATGTGCCCATGAGTCGGGTGGGTTCATGGTCCTTACAGAGAATCTAAACTATCGTTGGCAATCTCTTCGCAAGATATTTCCTAAGTATTTTCCCGATGATGCCATTGCACAAGATTATGCGAGTAGGCCCAACAAGCAAGAGGCAATTGCAAATCGCATCTATGCAAGTCGCATGGGTAATGGTCCTGAGGAGTCGGGTGACGGATATCGCTATCGCGGTAGAGGTCTGATTCAGCTTACAGGTAGAAGCAACTATACATGGTTTGCTGCTTCTCTGGAAATCTCACCAGAAGAAGCAACAGAGTATCTTACAACCTTCGAAGGCGCAGCACAATCTGCATGTTGGTTTTGGGAGACAAATAAACTTAATCAATGGGCAGATAAAGGTGACATACTTACTTTGACTAAGAGAATCA